GTATTTCAAGCAGATTCAGGATCTCACTGTTCGATTTGATATGGATAAGATGACAGATGCCTCGATCGTCCTTGCTTTTGATAAGAAGAAGGCAGATGCTCGAAAAGTTTGGCTTCTCGAGAATACAGCAAAGGATGCTGACCAACTCGAGGTACCCTATGGAAGTGTGAAACAGTTGGATATTACTGATTTTATCCACAAAGACTTGGTCAATTTCAGTCTCGCAGATCTCAAGCGTTCCATCGCACACATGGCTGATGGTCTCAAGCCATCACAACGTAAGGTCATGTACGCATGCTTCAAGAAGAATCTTAAGGATGAAATGAAGGTTGCCCAATTGGCCGCATTTGTGGCTGAAAAGAGTGCATACCATCACGGTGAAGTTTCTCTCGCAGATACGATCGTAAAGTTGGCGAACGATTATGTGGGGTCTAACAATATCAATCTTTTGGAGCCATGTGGTCAATTTGGTACAAGGCTCATGGGTGGCAAGGATGCGTCTCAAACGAGGTACATTTTCACGAAACTTACCAAGGATGCGAGGAAGCTCTTCGATGCCAAGGATGATGCCATTCTCAATTATTTGGACGATGATGGTCGTTCAATCGAACCCGACTTTTACATGCCTACTTTACCTATGGTCCTTGTGAATGGAACTGAAGGTATCGGTACAGGATTCAGTTGTTATGTCCCCCCTTTCAACCCCGATGATATCAAGGCGAACATCAAGCGGATTTTGGGTGGTGAAGAAATCGTCGCTATGCGACCCTGGTTCAGGGGGTTCAAGGGTGTGGTACACAAGGAGGAAGACACATGGATGATGGAAGGTGTATGGAATTGGTCAGGAACCAATATCGTGGTCACAGAATTACCCCCAGGTCGCTGGACCCAAGACTATAAGGAGTACCTCGACGGTCTCGTGGAAAAGAAGATGATTGGGGGGTACACCAATAACTCTACCACCGACGATGTCCACTTTGAAATCATGGAGTATGCGGGTAAGGATCTTCTTAAGGATCTCAAATTGAGGAAGACCTTCCGTGTCTCAAACATGCATCTCTTTCACCCAACGAAGGGTATTCACAAGTATACCAGTCCCGAAGAAATTCTCAAAGACTTCGTGGAACTCCGTCTAGAGCATTACAAGATGAGGAAAGCGCATCTCATTGATGTACTTGAAAAGAGGACTGAGATGTGTGGCCACAAATCAAAGTTTGTTTCTATGGTCATCGAGGGTAAACTCGTAGTGTTCAAGAGGAAGAAGCAGGACCTCGAAAAAGAAATGTCCTCGACATTTCCACTGATTGATGGATCATTGGACTACCTTCTCAACATCAGGACTGTCGAGTATACGGAAGAGCGCGTCAAGGCACTTACAGATGAGGCTAAACAGGCGAGTGAAGATTTAGAAAAGATGCTAAAAACGAGTCATATCACAATGTGGAAGAATGATATTAAAAATATGTGAGCAGTAGATAAGTATGAGTGAGGCTGCTAATATCGCCCTTAATGCTATTGGAATGCAGGATACACACCTCCTTTCCAAAGACCCGGAAAAATCATTTTTTAATACTTCATATAAACAACCTTCGGAATTTAGAAAATATCACAATGTACACGATGTAATTGAAGATGGTAATATTCCGACGTGGCCATTTGGGGAAACAGTCCGGGTTACTCTGAACCCACAAAGTATGGGGGATCTTCTTACAAATTTATGGATAAACATTACGATACCGAAATGGACCACTGGTATAACTTTCGTAACGGAAGAAGCTGAAATATATATATTCGGAACGACTCTAGAAGCAAGTGAATATACATCCTACGATGCTTTATGGGCTGCACTTTACGCTGCGGGGGATCCTGGTCCCGGTTTTCCAAATTCTACGTTCTGGCAACTCGGAGGTTTCTATTTTGACAATTTTGAGTTCTTTAGAGATGTGGGTTCGAACTGGTCACAATATAATGTACCAGGCAGTATCTCCTCCAGCAGTGGTGAGGGTGTTATCAGGGAAATCGAAACTGACTCTTGGTATTGGGATTTACAGTTATTGGGAAGAAAAATAATAAAAAGTATTAGATTTATTGTCGATGAACAAATATTAGAGGAAATAACTGCGGATTGGTGTATTATTCACGATAATTTATATCAAACAGAATCTCAAAAAACAAGTGCAAATGCAGTATACAATCGAAATATTGTCGGCGCCAGCGCAACTGAGACCGACGCAGGATATAATAATATGTACATTCATATTCCATTCTTTTTTAGTCAAAATTTTGGTGGAGATGTATATTCAAATAATAAACAAAATAAAATTCCATTTCCACTGTGTGCAATTCATAAACAGAAAATAAGACTCGAGATCGATTTTTTTAAACAGTCGTTTTTTACTAATCAAAAACACTCTTATAATTCCGGTGGTGACATTGGGAGAGAACCCCCAGTCGCCCCACCAGTTAAAAAATTAAAAGAATTTAAAATTATAACTGAAGAAATCACACTTTCTAATGAAGAGTCCCTATTTTTTAAAAATAATAATAGAGAAATTATTTGTGATTTTGTTAATAAACATTCAAGTATACCATTAGAAACAAATAAACGACTATTTGAAGTACAATTAGAACCGTCAATACCTGTCAAATGTTTTCATTGGTTTTTTCGGTACAGGGGATACGAAGATGAAGATGAGTATAGACATATAGAGTCAACCGATGCGTTACCATTTATAAGAGCTCAAAATACATCAAATAGGTTCAATTTCACTAAAGCACAACAAACGATGGGTAATCATATCACCTCGCCTCCAAATGTGTTAAAGAATGCGTATTTCTCCTTAAATGGTGAACGATTCCCTAATATATCTAATATTGATCATGAATACTTTTTAATTTATGTACCAATGCAATCACAATTATCTGTATCGGGTAAAAGCCCTAGATCCACCCCATACTCACCCCCAGTGCAGAATTACATATTTAATAATATATATTCATACAATTTTGCATTGTTCCCTAAAAGTACAATGCCATCGGGGTTTCTCGATTTTTCGGGATTAAATTCCGAAAAAACCAAACTTCATTTCGAATTAGTTGAAAATTTAGACATTCTACACGGTGGCAATGGATCATCAGTCCTCCCAAGCCTTTTGGTCAACCCCGAATATAAATTTCATATGTACTATACAGGTTTTAAAATTCTTCGATTTAATAACGGTTTCGTATCAATTACTTAAAAGAAAAATGTGTGATTTAATTAGGATATATAAATGTCAGGTAAATTATTTTTATCCATAACTGGACTACAAAGTGAATTCATATCAAAAAATCCTACATTTTCTCACTTTTTATCAGTTTTTAAAAAACATACGAAATTTGCATTTAATACAATTGAAATTCCTTTAGTAAATGCTAAGTTAGATGAAGAAAGTATATGTATTATACCAGTAGATGTTGGTGATTTGATAAATACATTCACACTTCGATATAAGTTATTTTATAAAGCTTCTATAAGTTCGGGACATTTTGGATCTGCCGGCTCGTATGATGATCCATTTACGCCTAACGTTGGTATACACGCAATAGATTACGCAGAACTTTATATTGGTGGAACTCTTATAGAAAAAATTACGAGTGATTGGATTTATTTATACCATAAATATAATACAGCTAAATACATTTTCATTGACTCCATTCTCTATCAAACTCAAGCTGCTAAGAGGCCTTATGGTTCCACATCCACGGTAGATAGTAATGGTATAACGCAACATATTTGGAACTTGAAACAAATGCATATAGATTTACCATTTTATTTTTATAAAAATTTACCAGCATCTATAATAACATGTAAACTCAGTAAACAGGATTGTTATGTGAAAATCAAATTTAAACCCTTTGATAAATTGATACATCCATTCTTAAAACCATATACACTGGATACAAATATAGAGACAGCTTCTTTATTAACAAAATTTACCTTTTTAGATCGTGATGAATTAGACTTTTTGAAATCGAGACCAATTAACCAATTAATTACACAAACTAAATTACACCAACATGACATAATTAGAAAAAATGGGGGTCA